GGATTGGGTGGGGTTTAATTTCCCCCTTCGGTCCAATTCCTGCATAGCCGCTAATTTTTCAGGCGTCATAATTGTTTTTCCTCTGATTCACGGAAGGGCATAAACCCCTGTTCGATACACCATTGACGGTCAAAAGTAGGAACCTCCCCACGGCGACGAAGTTCTAGAAACGCGGAGAGCATTTCCCTTTGCTCTAAAGCGCCGTGGATTATTATTTTTGATATCGCTCCACGGCATTCCAGTTCACGCCAGAAGTCTACAACCTCTTGCTTGGCGGACGGCGTTATAAGGGCCGCTATCAGGATTATTGAGCTAATTTCCACAGTTCTTCATCCGACATTTGCGAAACGTCAGGAACGCTACCACCATTCTGCCCCGAGGCGGTATGTAAATTTGCCCCGCCGTTTTCATCAGGCATGCCAAGCTTTGCCCGAACAATAGAGTAGATCATATCTGTCTTGGCTTTCCGGGCTTCTGGATGATCTTGTCGTGTGGGGATCATGCCCATCAAAAGGTCTTGATCCTTGTCCGTAAACACACCTTCGCCAGCCGACCTAAACATGCTCTTTAGGACTGGGGCCATAACAGACACCGCACCCTCTGCTGTTTGCTGCTTTGCTGTAAAGGTAGGAAGCCTTCCAACTAACGGGCCTGTTTCCGTTTCATCCATGGCAGAATCAAGATTCTTCATACCAACATCAAATGCATTAAAGACCGTTTTGTTTTTCTCAGCTTCGGTAGCGGCTTCAATAACGGCCCTTTCTTCCGCCTTCTCGGTCTCTGTCTGGGGTGCGAGTTTTTCCTCGCCCGTTGTCAGATTAACCTGAATCGTGGGGTTGTCTGGGTCTGTCTGCCAGTTATCCTGACCAGCCAAAGACCTTGCCTCGAAAATCTGCTTTTGCCCCTCAATGTAGCCTGGGATGTATTGCGGGACGCCATCGACCATTTGCATTCCAGATGGAAGATTGTCTTTTTCCTCCCTCGGCCTCCAATTCGGTATCGGATCACTGGCGTTCCATACGCCATTCCCGGCATAGGTTTCCGTTATCGTATGGGGCACATCATCAATCATCTTGGGGGTTTGACGGGTCGTGCCGAGCTTGTTGGATTCCGCCTGCTGTTGTGAAAGAGCATTAGTCATCGCAACCTCTGGGAACCCCGCAGCCGCCAAGCCGGAGGGGTTAAGCCCGTTAGGGCTTTTCAACATCGCCGCAATAGACGCGTTTTGCTCATTCATTCGGGTGGTGTCGGCCTCGTCCGCCTTCTTTGCCATCAACGCACTTGCAATGGTGTTGGTTGCGTTTGACACACCGTCAGACCAGTGGCGAATAGGCTTTTGCTTACCCATAAGGGATTGGGCCATGCGCCAGCGGTAATCCGTGTTTGGCTTGAAGAACTGTGCCATTATGCCGCCTCCAGCATAGAGTAATCCACGGCGAGATATGCGCCCACCTTCTGCACGGCCTCTGGGATGACGTTCAAGACCTCATGCGCCATAACGCCGATCTGGGGAACATCGCTCCACAAGTAGCGGTAGGAGTAAACATTCAGGCCGTTGCTCAATTTACCAACTGTATAAATGTCATCCTTCAGGCGAATATCAGACAGCATGTATGCCGCGCCAAGTGTCGCACCCGACCCAAGGACATTACCAGCCAAGGCGTTAGCCCCGGCGTTCTGCTGTGCCGCAGCGTTTGCCTGCGCTCCATACGTCCCCATCGTTAAACCCGCGATGTCAGGGGAAGCTACTGAATACTGCGCTGGCTGTGCAAAGTTAGGCGTGCCAACAGCGGGCGCACCCTGTAGGGCGGCGGACAGTTCGTTAATCGGCGCGTTACGCTCAAGCTGGTATTCCCCGATACCCTGCTGACGGCTCTGCAATGCCATACTCAGCAAGTTCCCCATTTCGGAAGTACCCGCGCCCTGGATAGCCAGCCTTGCATCTGTCTTGGTGCGATTCATTTCGTCAATGGCGTCATTGTACGCATCGGACCCTTGTGTAATGCCGCTGTTCGCCAACTGTGTCTCAAGGGCTGCACGGTCCTTCTCCCACTGAGGGGCGAGGCGTTCAAAACGGGCGTTCTCGTAATCTGTCCGGTAGTCCTTATCGACCATAGGAACATCACCAAACTGCCCCAGGCTAAACGGCGTTGTCGGTAATTCCGAAAGCTTGTCCTTTGCGTAAGTTCCCAAACCCTGCGTAATCTCTTGCTGCGTATCAAAGGCTTGCTGCCCTTCGGGCGATAGTGATGTGGTGCGCGTTCTATCCGGCGATCCAATATCACCCGAATATGTTAAGCTACCCCAAGGGTTAACCTCATTGATCTGGTTAACCCGCGCAGACTCGTACACTGCTTCTTTATTCGCCGCGCCCTGCGCTCTTGCCGCTGCTGCGGGATCGGGGGCGGCTGGACCGCTGCTTCCTGATTTCTTACCCATGTATCCACCTGCACCTTTCGTTAATCATGCCGTACGAGCAAGCCGTAGCGCCGCCGGTGAGCGCCCTTGGGTGGATACCCTCCAAGGTGAACCCAACGTGTTCGGCTAATCGCCTTGCCCGTTTGTTTTTCTTCGCAATAAACAGAGTGACCCGATCACATCCCAACTGGTTGTAGGTGTAATCAAACAACACAGACCAAACTTCTGGCTTGGCCCAATAGTGAGACTCCGCAGCCAGTGACATTTCCACATCACAGCCCCGGAAGTTGGTAAATATCGCGCCAGCTACAATCCTGCCGTCACGTTCAAACCCGATAGCCTGCCCCTCGCCGTATTCACCCTCGCTCGGTAGTCTCTCAACAACCCAATTGTAAACGTCAGAACCGAAAACAAGGTTCATATGCCAATCCCCGGCTCCCACATGTAATCTGTGGCCTGCCATGAAACGCGCTGCGCCGTAGTAGACGTTCTAATCCTCGGGGCGATACATTTGCCGATTGTCCCCATTCCAAACCAGTCCGTTATAGGCTCGTCAGAGGACGCCCAAGGGCTTCCCCACGGACTTCCCCATGGTGTACCTACGGAGGTCACTGTGGAGGGCGTATACGCCGGATTTGAGTTGTCATAGTCCACGTCATAGGTCATCGAAACAGGCAACGTGGCGTCGGACGATAATGTAGGCCGAATGAGCGTGAATCGCTTTGTCGCGGTGTCCCCGAAATAGTTAAATGCCTGCTTTGCATCCCCAAGGATCGCTGACCCGTTATCGCTGAGTCCGCTATCGGCCTTGAACACCGTTCCATTCTCATCCCCGAAATACAGGTTGTCGTCATGGACAGCCCAACAAACACCGTTCTGTCCGGTGAACCGACACCATGCGAGAGTGGTTGTGTTTACGATATACTGGTCATAGATGCCGCCCGTTCTTGGAACATTGAACAGCCCATACCCGCCCTTGGGATACAGGAGGCATTGCCAGCCGAAGGTAGAGCCGTACAACCGGACGGCCGTTTTAACCGCGCCTGCTATCTTGTCGCTTAAAGCAAGTTCAGGGCTTACCCTGTCCGTAGCGAGAACGCGGGACATGGGCATAAAGCCGTCTTGCGTGATAATCGCCAGATCACCGGCAACCTTGAAGTAACACCGTTGCCCGACAGGTGCGCCAATCTTGTACGTGTTGATCTTCGTCCATGTTGAAGCACTGGACGGGTCGGTTCCTGAATAAACGGCAACCTCGCCCCGATCCGTGATAAAACACATTCGGTCATCGCCGCCCTCGCCACCGTCAACAGACCATGACGCGCAGGCTATCAGCTTGCCGCCTTCGTTAAACACGCTCGACAGGTTCACAACCGACACCGTGCCGGAAATGGAATTGACCGGCAGATAACAGTATTTGAGGCTGTCTTTGATTACCATAAACAGGCGGTTTACATGAGCATGGACGTTTACAATGTCGCCAGCGCTCACACCCGTTAAGGTCGCTGTCGCCCAGGTTGAACCGTTGTAATAACGCTCCTGATCTGCCCCGTTGCAAACCCACAGGAAGTTACCCCCCGCCGTGCCGAAGTTCACATATTGAAACTTTGTGTTCGTTAATCCGGTGACTTCCGCAGCGCCAACAGCCCCCGCGCTGGTCACATCAAAGATGCCGGAATTACCCGCAGCCTTTAACTCTTTTGTGGCCCCCGTTGCGTAGTGCATCAGGGTTTCAACGCTGCCACCGATCCCCGTTGCGTGTGACGTGTGTCCATTCCGTAATGCAATCTCACTCTCGGACGGGAAATAGTTGTCCAGTACAATCGCGTCTTTGGGATTCATACTCGATAGAGCGTCACGCGCATTCCACCCACCAATAGGGGCCGGGACCGTAGCCCGTTTAATCTTTGGTTTGGTTGCGGATTGAAGGCTTTGGAGCATTAAGGCGACCAGTTACCATCAGGGACAATAACCGCGCCCATAGGACGGGACCGCCTGCCAAGGTTTAGTGTTCGCCTTGAGCCGTCCGCGTTGATGGCCTTGCGCACCGCCTGATCGTAAATCTCGTATTCATCGGCATAGGCAAAACCGAGGGCCTTTTTTACCCTCCACACAACGCCGAGCATCATCAGGCTTTCGTCTAACACGCCCGTATCAGTGTCCGCAGCCCAGGCCGATTGACCCGTTCCACCGGAAGATTGACACCAGTTGTTTGACACATACTCAAAAGCCGCCGTATGCCCTGCCGTTGGTGCGGGGTACATTTCCAGAGCGCCGCCCTTAATGCGGTACTCGTTGTATGGCCCCGCAACATTGGACGCCTTTTTCGCCTGCCATTCCGAAGGGGACAACGGGCCGTAGATAGGCCAGTTCTGCGTCCTGTTCCAGAACGTGCCGGGAATCATGCGGTTGAAATCCGAGTAATCCGCAGACCCACCGCCAAGGGACGAAAACGCCCCCTGCGATTCAGCCGCAACGGTGGTAAATGTCGCCTCTGTCACCAAGTCGGACCACGTATGGCGCTTGGCAAGTTCCCGCCCCTCGATACCGGCCTGGACAAGCAACTGGCGCGGCAAGTCCTGAGTATTACCGATAATCGTTGAGGGTTGCGGGATGCCAATGGCCGAAGCCGCATCCTTACAAAGCGAGAGTACGGTCATTTATGCAGCCTTCCTGCCCCTTTTAGGTTTGTCTTCCGTGAGCGCGTCAACCTTGGCGGCAAGTTCCGCAATCTGCTGATTCTGTGTTTCGATGGTGGCAAGGGCAGAGGCTAACTGTTCGGCAACCTTGCCGGTGTCCTTGGCGCTCTCCAGCCATGCCGCAGCACGGTCTTTCAAAGCGCGTCCGCCCATACCGAGTTTCTGGATTACAGGCTCATTCGCCGCCCCCAAATCCTCAACCGTGCGAATACCCGCCTGTCTGACCTGCTTGACCTGTGCCGGAGTAGCGGAGGGCCACATTTCAATAGCGGTGCCTTCAATCGGGGCTTCCCGATCTTCCTGCCACGCCTCGAATGTTTCCTTGTAATGCCGGTAGTATGGATCGTTGGCTTTCTTCTTACTCGCCAACCATTCCTCGGCCACCTTATCCACGATCAGGTTTCCGCCCGGTGGCGTCACCTTCACATAGGGAACATCGTCATAAACGGGGTGCCCCGCTTCCTCTGATTTCTCGCGGCTCTCAACTGCCCTCAACTCGAAGGCGATGTAAACGGGCCTGTCTTGCAGTTCCATTTCTTCTCTCCATTAAAAAGATAATGGGGGAGCCGAAGCCCCCCAAGGTGTGCAGCGATTAAGCTGCGGTGGCGTCATCCATAAACGGACGATCAATCTCCATCTCGGCCAAACCAGCGGATGGTGTGCCAATCGCGGAAGCGCCAATGGCCTTCTTCACGCGGTCGCCAGCTACAACAGCATCGTCAACGGTGCCTGCCGTGGCAGTTGCGTAAACGAGTCCGTTGTCAGCGAAGGAAGCGGCTACCTTACCGACAGCCTTACCGCTGATCTGATACCAGCCATACTGAGTTGCGACATTCGCGCTCATTGCAACAGCAACGCGGCCAATGTCATTCGCAGCCAGAAGGGTGGTGGTGAAACCATCTTCGTGGACAGTCACCCATGAACCGACAGCCGTTGAAGCAACGCCGGTAAGATAGATGAACTCACCTTCGCCATAGGTCGGGTCAACAGCCGTGACGATGGTGCCAAGAGGATGGTTCTTTGTGGTAGAAGTGTCCGCGATGGCCTGATAGCCCACCAAGGACGAATCTCGAACGATGAAAGCCATTGCTTTCTCCTTTCTGTTTTATCTGTGCTGTCTTTGTGCTTGGCGTACATACCGAGAAACCTGTGGTTGGGTTATTCCCAACTTTTCGGCAATCGCCTGTTGCGTCATGCCGACCTCAGAAAGACGGCGAGACGCTTCAACAGTTTCAAATGGTGTCTTCATCCGACCAAACCACTTACATCGCTCGGTTCTATCCCTTGCGTTGTCCTTGGCTGTGCCGATGTAAAGATGATCTGGGTTAACACACCTACGGTTATCGCATTTATGAAGAACCCAAGCGCCCTCCGGTATTTCACCTACCTGCAACACGTATGAGGCCCTGTGAGCCTTTTCCTGTTTTCCGTTTAGGTAAAACTTCCCGTAGCCGTCGCGGTGGAGTGTGGATTGCCACTCATGGCACCCACACCCACTATCTTCGACCTTATTTTGAAAGCGCGTTAATGCATCCATGCACAAAACATCAGGGCAATTACGCCTTGACGACTCCTTGCAGCGAACGGTTAGACACACACAGGTTGCACATGTTCAGAAGCGGAATAACGACCGCATCCTGATTGATCGGCTTCTTGTCGTCGATCTGCTTCCAGTTGGTGTCCTTGTGAACTTCCATGCCCAGGTAGTCGGTGTTCAGGAAGTACATGTGAGCGTCCGGCATACCGGATGAGGCTGAGTCGTAAACGACATCGGCCTGCTTGTATTTCAGGCTCAGGAAGCCGCCCTGTCCTTTGCCGTCCTCGGTGTAGCGTTTGAGATCGGTCAGGGATTCTTCGTAGAACGTGAAATAGGTATCGTCAGCCACGATCAGGTCCGGGTGATCCATGCCACGGGTCAACTGCAACCACAGGGGAAGCATGAGTGACTGAATCGTGGTCTTGCTCGGAGTAATCGCGCCGCCACCCTGAATAGGGGAGGCCGCAGACTGTACGCCGTTCTGCCAGAAGGAATACGTGCTGGAGTCGATACCGCCAACCGTACCCGTACCAGCATCGGCTACAAGAGCCTGAATACCGTTGATCTGGTTGGAAGCGGTGCCGTCCGAATACACATCCGAAGACAGGTTGTTGTTTGCGGTATTGAAAGCGTTTTTGATCCGGCTCTTAGTGAGCTTGATCATGGCGTTCTTGCCACTGTTCTTACGCAGTTCCGTACCGTTTGCCGTCACATGGACAACCTGGTTCTTCCAGTCGAACTTAGCGGCTGTCAGAACGTCGGATGCCGACACGTTCAGGGTGTCGTAGCCGTCAAAACGCTGGTAAGTGCTGTTTTCAGCATATTCCAGAGGCTTCACGATTTCATAGCCGCCGTCGGTGAACTCTATGTTCCCCTTCTTTTTCAGGCGGTCGAGTAGCGCGTTGTGGTTCGTTACGTTGTCGGCAAGTGTCTTGCCGTGTTCTCGCAACGTGGTCGTCACCATTTCGGTGAACGTCGAGTTGGGAGAAGCCATAAGCTTAACCTTTCAGTTAAGCCGCACTCACTTGGTCGTAGACCTCCTCTAATCCTTTTTCCCAATCTTTGGGATTTGCCGAGGCTTTGGTTGATGCTGCCTTACGGGTGCCTTTGGGCTTTACGTTCTTGCCCTTCTGCGCGTTGGTTGCCGATTTCTCGGCTTCCTTCATGCGCTTTTGTTCAGCTTCCTTGTTCAAGCGGTCCTGTTCCATCTTCCGGGTGTCCGGGTTGGCCCATACAGCTTGTTCATAAGCATCTTCCATTGTCTCAGCCGAGCCAGCATCCATCAATGCGCCCATGTGAGTCCGCACAGTTTCAAAGTGCGGATACCTGGCGTCACCCTTTTCGTCCCTCGCTGTGGCGAAAGATTCAATGGTGCCTGTGATGGTCTGTTGTGCTTCGGCCTGTCGTCCAGCCTCAAGCTGCTGGATGTAGGATTTGAGTTGGCCCACTTCGCTTTGTAATGCGGCGTAGTTGGGATCGGCAGGCTCGCTGCCGGGTTCAGTGTTGAGGGGAACGCCGAACTGTTGTGCAGTCTGGTGTAAAATAGCGGCCTTTTGTTCTGCCGTGCCTGTGCGGAGAACTTGCGCCACATTAAGGAGATTCTGAACGGCTTGGTGGGGGGTCGCCCCTTCCGCTCTCATCTGTCCTTCATACGGCATTACAAGTTCCGCCCACTGGTCTGCGGCGGTCGCCTTTTCCTCGAATTGTGTTTTGAGTTTGGCAACACCCTCTGACTGTTCCTGTTCACGCTGCACGATGTAGGCTTGCGTTTCAGGGTCCAGTTTCGAGAAGCGTTCCCGTGCTTCTGCCGTCCATGAATCGGGCGCATCAACGGTGGCGCTTGCGGCGTCCTCGTCGGGGTCCGGGTCATCGTTGGCATCGTCCACAATGTTGTCATCGTCGGACGATTCGGGCTCATCACCCGTATCCTCTACATCCACGTCAGGCGCTTCCTCTACTGGTGCGTCCTCTGAGGCAGATGCAAAACGCCCCGCATCATCGCGGGGCTGTGTGTCGTCTTCTGAGGCTGTTTCAAACGCCTCGTCCATCGTGGCTTCCATAGCCTCGAAAATGTTTTCTTCGCCTTCATCCATCGTCACTCTCCTGTTTCCCAGTCCCAATCAGGCTCATCCGCCAGATCGTCGTATTCTTCACGCGTAAAAAAAGCCGCCAATCCGGGGCAGCTTGTGTCGTGCGGGTGTGGGGCATCATCCCCATAAAAAAGGTCATCCATGTTTTCTCTCCGTTAAATGTGACAACAGGGCGTTGTGTTGTGTGATGTTCTCCGCAAGCAGGTCACTCCTGTTTCGGAATGTCAGCGTCACCATTTCCTCAAACTCTTTGTCGCAGAACATCATGTCTGGACCAGTTTTCGTTGTGATGGGCGTAATTTCCATGCCCTGCGTTTCTTTCGCCACCACTGCTACAGCTACGGCAGCGGGAGCCGCAGCGAACATTCTGAAAAACTCTCTCCGTTTCATGTCACTCTCCTAGTATCCGGTCCATTGACGCATTGCGTTCATCCGCCATGCGCTTCGGTGCGTCCCGGCTCTCTCCGGGTTCCAGCAAGCGGCAACCTGTCCGCTTGAGGTTCTCCTTATGGGCGTATCGGCCCTCAATCCATTTGTCGGTGACAGGGCATTGGTAGCCCTCGTAATCAGAAGCAACGTAGCCGCGCCACGGTTTCGAGAAGTCAAACCCGAGCATCTCTGCTGGCTTGCCCGTTGATTTCTCAACAAGGCGTCCACTATCCATCACATATCTCATTGTGGTGCCGTATACGCCTGCTGTGCGGCCTGTTCCCGGGCTTGGCCTAGCTTGGCCCACTCAACCGCCATCTTATCGTCGTGCTGGCGGCGTTGCTCTTCCAACTGTGCCTCGAACTGCTGCATTTTCATGGTCATCTCTGAACGGTGCTGCTGTATGTCGTTTTCCAGCTTCGCCATAGACTCTTGTGACTTGGCTTGCTGTTCGCTCGCCTTTAACTGGAACTCCTGCCTTTGGGATTCCTGTTCAGCCTGGAACTGCGCCATTTCGGCCTGTTGCGCTTGCTGCGCTTGCATCTGTTCAGGTGTCGGGCCCTCTGGTTCTTGCTGCTGACCTTCCTCACCTTCGCCGCCGATGTTGTCTATGGCGTCCTCAACGTCACGGCCCAACTTGAACCGGCGCACACCAGCCAAGAGCATGGCCTTCGCCGCCTCCATAGAAAGATACCCGCTATCAACCGCAGGTCCGATAGACTGGATAAACCCACCAATGCCGGTGAATAGTTGTGTGATGTTCTGTTTGTCGGCTTCCGCATCGCTGGCAATGGTTGAATCGGTTTCAATGTCGATCCGGTAAGACCTCAAGCCGTCCTGCTGCATAATCTCTTGCATCTCAGGTGTGACCTGTTTGCCCGTCATCAGGGACAGCATAGTGGGAGAGAACCGTTCCGCCATAACCTCAACAGAAAGCCGAATTAGATCCCGTGCGTACCGCTGGACTTCCTTCTGTCGCTTATCCAGACGGAGCGAACCCCATTGCGCCTTGATGTTCTGCGCCGTGGCTGTCTCGCTAGCCTTGGAATTACCCCGCAGGATGTCTGAAATCCCCATGATTTCGTAGATCGTCTGCTTGATCTGGTCGCGCTGCATGTAAAGCTCACGCAACACAACAACAATCTTCTCGGTGGGGAACATCCAGATAGCTTTTTCCAAGCCGCCACCCTCTAGAATAGCCTCGATGTTCTCTGCCGGGGCAAAGTCGCCGTCTTCCGCGTCCTCGATCTCCCACATTTCAGCAATGGCGCTATTGGCAATACCACGCACCTTCAACACTTCAATAATCTTGGTAATGCGGAGCGTGATACGGTCCAGTTCTTCCGCCTGATCCTTGTAAATGCGATATTCGTTAATCGGGATGAGAGAGCTTGAATCCTCAATAGCATACAACGGGCGCGGGATCGGGAAGAAGTCGCGCAGGCTCAGCGGGTCGTCTTCCTCGAAGAATGGCGCATCCTTGTGGTTGGGCGCAATCCAGATAACGCGGCGTTCGTCCTTGTCCCATATCTCCCAGACCGTCAGGCGCTTGAACGTATCGGAATCGTCGCCGTCCGTTTCGTCTGCACCCTCTGGAATGTAATCAAGGCCAATTGTCTTGCCGAGTTCCGCGTTGATGTCTTCGGCCTGCTCTCTGGTCAGCCGGTGACGGAACGCAACCCACGTTACCTCGTCCCACCTGCGTCCAGGGCCGCGCCTGAAATCATCCCATGCGACAGGCTCAAACCTGACTTCCTCATAGTATGGAAGCGCGGGTGTTAATGAGGTTGTTTGCATCAACTGATCGGCAAGCGCCGGGGGAGCGCCGGGAGAGGGCAGCGACTCAACCCCGGCATCCTCGTCACCCGTTAAGGTGGAGGAATCTCCAGTATCAATCATTTCGTGCTTAATGCGGGTGACGCCTCGGCCCGGCAACAGGGCATCAAACACGGCAATATTCATCGCGCCGTCAAAGTCCTGCGTATCAACCGTGTAGGACGCGCCACGCTCAAGAACCTCGGCAATCTCCTTGCCTACGGGGTCAGCGTCACGATAACGGCGGCGCACATCAGGAACAGGCGACTTGGCATACAGTGAAGGTGAGAGCGTCTGCACATTGGAAAACAGGATGTTGAACTGTGCGTCTTCCCGCTTTTCCTCGTCCCTGTAACGCTCGATTGCAGCACGCGCATGCTTGCGCCACGGTTTCTCCTGCTTCGTCGCAAGGTCGAGTTCCATCATCCAGCGTTTGACGATACCGGCAGGGTTTTCCCCTGCGTCCTCTGGTCGTTCAAGTGCGCCGGTGGTTTCTGTATCCAATATTACCTCGTTCCGTAGCTCGGTTTACCGCGCTTGCGGCGCATGGCTTTCACCATGTCCATGATGGGTTGCTGTGTTGGGTCTTTTGGCCCCTCGCTCGGAGGCTTGGGGTTCTTGCCTGTTGCTATGTGATCAAGAAGCTGTCCAACCAGCCCTATAGCGTCTACTTGATCGTCATGTGTTGCGGCGGGGAACGCCATCAACTCGCGCTCAAAGTCCATCCGCCACTCCGCGTCATGCGGAAGATAAAGACCCTTCAATGCCATACGTCCGCGTATTGCCTGCGCCCTGATCGCCTTATCCCCTCTTGTGGGGAAAGCACGACGGAACACATACGCCTTTCTTTCGCTTTGTCGTTTAGTTAGGAATGGCCCAACACCAGACTTTATCTGGCCTGTTTCCTCGGCCCACTCGATAGGCTTCCATTCCCTTACAAGGTCACAGAACACCTCAACCCATTCTGCGGAATCAGCCTGCTTTCGCCATAAATCCAGAACATACATTCGGTCTTCGGGGTCAACACCAACAACCGCATGAACGGTGTAATCTCCACCATCCGCTGTCACCGCGTAATCTGAACCGCCGTAAACTTTCAGCGTCTCCCTTGCAGGTAATGTCTCGTAAGTGTGTAGCCACTCTCGCTTGAAGTAATCGCCGTCTTCTGGTGCTGGCCTTTGCTGGTATAGCGAGTTCCACGTTCTCAAGCTACGCACCGTCGCGGAACGCTTGATCTGCTCCCACTCCTCAACAGACCACCAATCGGTCCACAACCATTCGCCGGGGTTTCTGCCTAACGGATCGTCTGCGCGCTCACACTGGGCCGGTATATTCACAACATACCATTGCTCACCATCCCGTGCCGTCACCCAACCGGAACGCCCGTCATAATCCTCTGGCAAGATACGACCCGATAGATCGTCTTCCTGCCACCGTGTCTGAACAATGAATATCCAGCCCCCAGGTTTGAGGCGGGTCTTCACGTCATCAACGTAAGCGTCCCATGTCTTGTTGCGGATAATCTCTGAATCCGCGTCCTCTCGACCCTTCACGGGGTCATCAACCACAATCCCGTCAGCGCGGTTTCCCGTAATGCCGGAGAGAATGCCGCCCGTCATGTAAGTTGACCCGTTCGTTACCGACCAGTCATCAACAGCCGAATTGTCGCCTGTCAGTGTCTCTCCGAATATCTGCTGATATTCCCTGCTCCGCACAATGGAGCGACACTTGCGCCCAAACTTCCGGGCCAAGTCAGAACCATACGAAACAGCAATGATATTCTTGTTCGGATTGTTCCCCATAAACCAAGGGGGGAACACTACACTTGCATAAGTAGACTTCGCAGAACCCGGAGGCAGGAAGAACATAACCCGCTTGATTTCGCCCTGCGCCACGTCCTGCAAGACATCAATCATAACCTCATGGTGTTCCGCTGGCGTCACCTTGTCAGGATAGAAAGCCTCGCATTCCTCGTCATCCTCATCTACAGGGACGCCAGGAATGTCTATCAGGTTAATAAATTCAGTGAGGCTTTGGCGTGCCGCCTCCGCTCTCCGCGCCTCCAGATGCTCCAGTAATTCCCACCTCTCCGTATCGGTCGAGAAGTTCGCTAATCCTTGCATCTCTCTCCTTCGGCGTTATCCGCTTCGTTACATCCTCTTTCTTGTCAACCAGAAGCCCATGCAACTTTGCCTTCGCCATAACAGCGCTCACCATTGCTGTGGCGTTATTCCCCTGCTTTGCACACAAGAGAGCATCATCCAATTCAGTGGTTAACCCCTCAACCGTCACGGCGCAGCGTTCGGCGTGTTTTTCCTCACCCGCATTAATGGCTTCGGCAATTTCAGGTTTTTTAAGGTTCTCGTTTCCTATCTGCCCCGCCGTCTTCTCACTGTATCCCGCACGAATAGCGGCTTGCGTAGCGTTGCGGTCAATCAGATATTCCTGCACAAAGGCGCGTTGCTTATCGTTCAGCATCTACGAAATAACTTGCGTTAGATTAGGTCGCGATTGCCCCGGCTTATCCCTTAACGCTCGTGCAATAGATTTACGGTCCGCCTCTGTCGCTGGTGCAGGTACCCCATTGACCGCCGCATGGGCCAAATCTCCAATGCCAGGAATTCCCGCGTTGATTCCCACCAAATCACCTAAAGCCCTTGCTACCGAAAAGTCCGCGCGCGTTTGAGGCGCTTTCCCCGTCACCCGGCTAACCGTTGTTGTCGTATCTACTCCCGGAACCATTCCTGGTGCCCGTCGCGCTGCTGCGTCTACGAAGCCGTTGACTTTGGCATCATCAAGAAAACCCACCTCCATATTCCGAGCCATTAAGCCTGGATGCATTGGATTAGGTGCCGATCGTAGCGCGTGTGCAATTGCCCTCGCTGATACAGGCACACCCATTCGCGTCATACCCGGAGTCAAGCTACCACCCATACCAATTGGGCCGGGGCCTACGCTTGGGCGCGGGTTGTGTTTGTTTTTGCTCGCTTGGCTAGTTGTCGATTTGGTCGGCGTTGGGCCACGCGACCGACCGCCAGCACTTCCTCCGCCACTCGACCCGCCCGAATCACCGGGGCCTCCTGGTCCACTCGGTCCTCGACCACCCTGATTGCCTCTGTCACCAAATCCAGGCATTGCTGTTTTCCTCAACTTATGAAAGGCAACCACGCCCCACCCCGAGGGGATATGAAGGAGGGACAGGGGTAGAGCGTGGCTGTTTCGGTCAGCCTATTGACTGAAATTGAATTGCGCGGTTGTCGGCGTATATCGATCTGCTCATTGTGACCGCCAGCCCGGACGTGCTGGAACCGCTCGTATCGGCTCATGGTCCTTGTAGAGCCGCCGCGCAAACTGAATTAGAATCCGTTATCCGTGTCTAATTGATCCGTCCCAAAACCCCGGCCACCTTCCGGCCTCATCGTCATAGCCATTCTGAATTGCATGGTCGTAACAGGACTGGCAAAGGCTGGTGTGCTCACCTTCCGGCAACACAATTCCACCTATCCGATGTTCTTCGCAGAAATACTTTTCACAGTCCCATTCGTGTGCGCCGTGCATTGGGCCACATGCATAAGCTAGGCCACGGTGAATCTGCTTGGTGCAGTCGGGGTGGTCACAGGTAGCTGCGTGGGCGTACCCGATCTGACGCCCATTACTATCCTCACCGCAATTTGCCCAGCCCATAAACACTCCCAAACTCAACCGCCGCTATGCTCGGCTCCCAAGGCTCTATTGCTTTCTGTTGTGTCGAGGCACGGCAGGGAGCGGCGGAATCAAAAAACCCCCGCAAATGCGAGGGCCAAAAAACAAATGGCCGCACGCTTGACGCACGACCCCATCATTGAATATTCGGATAATACCATGTTTTTCGTCTGTGTCAATATCTAAATATTATCTTTGTTTCTATCGCGATTTTGCCATTGATCACTCACCTTCCGGCATACAAATCTGCGCACCATCTGGGTTTAACCTTGGTATCGCCACACCATCGGTTACTAGATACTGGCACGCAGTGAGGTGATCCGTCTTAATTGCGAAACCGCTTCGTTGAGTTCGAGAGTCACTGCTATCAAGCGGCACCAGCCAATCAAATGGGCCAAGGTATCTATCTATGCCACCAAGCACTGTAATGACTGCGAAAGCGTAGATTCCATACCTCAATATTTGCGCAAGTTTATCCGTCTCGCTCATCACGCCACCATCCTTTCTCCTTGGTGAAAAAGTTCATCCAATGCCGACAATCCCGCCTTGATCTTGTCCAGTTTCCGGGGCTGTTCCCGACCAAACACAGATGCGTTCTCAACAGCATCCTTGACCGCCCTGGACACCCCCATCAGCACGTCGGATGCTTCGCGCCACTTACGCTTATTCTCGATCTCATGTGCTTCCTTGATTTCTGGCGGTGTCTCGTTTCCATCACCACTTGGTGCCGTCTTCCCAAGCGCTTTTCCGTACAGCATTGCGTAGTGAACACCGGCATCAAACATCGACTCGCTAATCTCCCCGCGAACCTTCAACCGCTCTAAAATGTACTCCGGTTGTTCCAGCCGTTTTGCTTCCCGCATCTCTTCTTCTTCCTTCCACTTCCGCTCTTGGTTCAGTCGTTCGATGTTGTCTCTTCTCGGTCGTCCTCGTCGTCCACTCATGCGCTTAGTGCCTCCCTGACCACGAAGTATTGAAAAAACTCAAATCCGTTCCGCTGAATGATTGCCGTGTAAATCCTCATGCCGCCAACCTCTCCGGCCCTGCCCATTCCTTCTTGTTCCACTCAACGAGAACCTTGTTAAAATCACGGGATACCTTCGCCGCCTCGACTATCGCGAACGTCACCAGAGCCAAACGCAGTGCTTCCTCCACGGTAAGGTCTCTGATGTCCTCCATGGTGGCTGGAACGGCGCTATCAAGCAGACCAGCATCAACCAAGACCTGCTTCTGGATGTGGTGCAACTCCGTCCAGTACGCATACAAAAACCGGGCGGCGCGGAAGAACATTTTTTCAGGGGCCTCCTTGCCGCTAAACCCATCCTGCTCGCAGGCTGCATCATAGATATCCCGCACGGTCTCCTTCGGGGTATCACTCGCTTTCAGGCGGCAATAGTCGGGAGGCAGATTCATAGCGCGGCCTCCGATGGCTGGGCGCTAGTCAGTGGGATGTAGTTGTGCGCGAAGTCGATATTGAAGCAGCCGCCAACCCTCTTGGGGCCGTTGCGGTTCTTGAGCAGCCGGATAACGTCACGGTTTACCAAATCCTTTTCCTTGGTATCCCTGCCCACTGCGATAATCATGGACGCGGCCTGCTCCATGTCCGAACCATCCCGGATCATTTCAGGCTCCCAGTCCCATATCCAAAGCGGCGCACTCTCCCGCTTCATCTGGGCACCGATGATGACGGCAATGCCCGAACCAGCCAGATTCTTGAGCGCCATCATTACCGACTTCATGCGAATGTATGAGTTTGTTTCACCGTTCGAGCATTCCAGCAATTGCCCAAAATCAATGATGACGAAATCCAGGGGGCGTCCGGTTTTCTTGTCCCGGTACTGGATTAGATCGGTAATGTATTGCGGCTGATACAAGACCGTCGCTGTTTCGATCTTCGAGGTATCGACGGTCTTGTTGGCATCAATCGGGCGGCACTTTTTCAGGACAT